TTTGAAGAAGTTTTAATGGCATGTGTTTATTATGGAATGCCAATACTTTGTGAAAATAATAAGCCCAGATTATTATATCACTTTAAGAATAGAGGTTATAGGGGGTATTCATTAAACCGACCAGATAAAGTATATACAAAATTATCTAAAACAGAAAAAGAATTAGGAGGTATTCCTAATACATCTGAAGACGTTAAACAATCACATGCTTCTGCGATTGAATCATATATTGAGAAGCATATAGGTATTGATTTTAATGGAGATTACAGAGAGGCTGGTGATATGGGAGTAATGTATTTTGGAAAAACTTTAGAGGATTGGGCAAAGTTTGATATAAGTAATAGAACTAAATTTGATGCCGCTATTAGTTCTGGATTAGCTATCATGGCTAATCAGAAGCATTTATATACACCATCTAAACAAAAATCAAAAATAAGTATTAACTTTGCAAGATATAATAATTCAAGCAATACAAGCAATATAATTACATGAAAGATGTTACAATAAAAATACAGTCTACTGCTTTCCCTGATCAATTTGCTTCTGACAAAGAAAAAGCTAAAATTGAATTTGGTTTAAAAGTAGGTCAAGCAATACAATATGAGTGGTTTAGAAAGGATGGTAATGGATGTAGGTTTTATGATCAGTGGGGAGAATTTCATAGATTAAGATTATATGCACGTGGAGAACAATCAGTAGCTAAGTATAAAAATGAATTAGCTGTAGATGGTGATTTATCTTATTTAAATTTAGATTGGACACCAGTACCTATAATACCTAAATTTGTAGATATAGTGGTTAATGGTATGTCTGATAGATTATTTAAAGTTAATTGTACTGCTATGGACGCTATGTCAGCTGAGAAGAGAAGTGAGTTTCAGGATATGGTACAAACTAATGTTGTAGCTCAAGACTTATTTAAACAAATAGAAAAAGACTTTCAGATGGAGGTGTTTCAGGTTGATCCTAAGACACTACCAACAAGTGATGCTGAAATGGAATTATATATGCAGCTCAATTATAAGCCAGGGATTGAAATAGCAAATGAAATAGCAATAGATACAATGTTTCGGGAAAATCATTATTCTGATACAAGAAAAAGAATTGACCTTGATATTACTACTTTAGGTATAGGTATAGCTAAACATAGTTTTCAGAAAGGGGATGGTATTAAGGTTGAGTATGTTGATCCTGCTAATGTTGTTTATAGTTACACAGAAGACCCTTATTTTAAAGATACATTCTATTGGGGAGAAATAAAAACTGTTCCTATTGGAGAGGTAGTTAAAATTGATCCAACTGTTACTCTTGAACAGATGGAAGAAATATCTAAGTACAGCCAGTCTTGGTATGATTATTATAATAGTCAGGCAATGTATAATAACAGCATGTTTTCAAGAGATACTTGTACTCTTTTATATTTTAATTATAAAAGCACAAACAGTTTTGTTTACAAGAAAAAACAAATGGCTGAAGGTACATTTAAAACTGTAGAAAAAGATGATGAGTTTAATCCTCCTCAAGAAATGATGGATGAAGGGAATTTTGAAAGAGTAGAAAAAAGAATTGATGTTTGGTATGAAGGTGTTATGGTGATGGGAACAAACATTATGTTAGAATGGAAGATGATGGAGAATATGGTTAGACCAAATTCTGCAAACCAATATGCAATGCCTAACTATGTAGCTTGTGCTCCAAGAATGTATAAAGGAAATTTAGAATCTTTAGTTAGAAGAATGATTCCTTTTGCTGATTTAATTCAAATAAGTCATTTGAAGATACAGCAAGTTGTAGCTAAAGTAGTTCCCGATGGAGTGTTTATAGATGCTGATGGATTAAATGAAATTGATTTAGGAACTGGTCAGGCATATAATCCTGAAGATGCTTTGCGATTATATTTTCAAACAGGTTCTGTTATTGGTAGAAGTTATACTCAAGATGGAGAATATAATAATGCTAAAGTACCAATTACTCAACTTACTTCTAATAGTGGTCAGAGTAAAATGCAAATGCTCATAGGGAATTATAATCATTATTTAGGAATGTTAAGGCAGGTAACTGGGCTTAATGAAGCAAGAGATGCTTCTACTCCTGATCCAAATTCTTTAGTTGGAGTTCAGAAGTTAGCGGCTTTAAATTCTAATGTAGCAACACGACACATTTTACAATCAAGTCTTTATATAACTAAAACCTTAGCAGAATGCTTATCTATAAGAACAGCTGATGTTTTAGAGTATGCTGATTTTAGAGAGGAGTTTGCAATGCAAATAGGTAAATATAATTTAGGAATATTAGAAGATATTAAAAATCTTTATTTACATGACTTTGGTATATTTATAGAAATGAGTCCAGATGAAGAAGAAAAAGCTCAATTAGAAACTAATATTCAAATGGCCCTACAGCAAGGTGGGATTGACTTGGAGGATGCTATTGATATTAGAACTATCAATAATTTAAAAATGGCTAACCAGTTGTTAAAGGTTAAGCGTAAGCAAAGTGCTGCTGAGAAGAGAGAACAAGAACAACAAGCTCAAGCTATGCAAAATCAGCAACAACAACAACTTCAACAACAGGCTGCTCAAGCTGCAATGCAGCAAAGTCAACAGGAAATGCAGACTAAGATTCAAATTAAACAGGCTGAGATAGCTTTTGAAATAGAAAAACAAAAGAATGAGGCGGATCTTAAGCGTCAATTAATGCAGGTTGAGTTTAATATGAATATGCAGTTAAGAGGAATGGATGAGCAGAAGATTGACGCAAGAGAAACTCAGAGAGAGGATGCAAAAGCAAAGCGTATAAGTCAGGCTGGAACTCAACAATCTAAAATGATTACTCAGAGAAAAACAGGAGGAACACCTATAAATTTTGAATCTAATGAAGATAGTTTAGATGGTTTTGATTTAGCTGAATTCAACCCAAGATAGACCTTAATGAAACAATAAAAATAGTATTAACTTTGCACAAATTAAATTAAATAAAATGGAAACAGAAGAAAAATTTATCGTCAAGGACGTTAGTGGGGTTGAAAAATCCAAAGTAGAGGTTGAAGAGCAGTTACTTAAAGAGCATGAAGAAAAATTTGATCCAGTAAGTAATGAGGATTCAATAGACAAGGTAGATATACCTGTAGAAGAAACTCCCGTATCAGAGTTAAATGATGCAGACGTTCTTTCTTATATTAAGAATAGGTATGATAAAGATATTGAATCAGTAGATCAGTTGTTTGAAACGAAAGAATCAAATGAAGAATTACCTGAAGATGTATCTGCTTATTTTAAATATAAAAAAGAGACTGGTCGTAGTATTCAAGATTTTGTTAAATTACAACAGAATTATGATGAAATGGACAGCAACAAATTGTTGTCTCAATATTATTCTCAAACTGAAGAAGGTTTAGATAGTGAGGATATAAAAGACTTAATGGAGGATAAGTTTGGTTATGATGAAGATTTAGATGAGCCAAGTGATATTAAGAAAATTGAGAGGGCAAAGAAAAGAGAACTTGTAAAAGCTAAAAAGTTTTTAAACGAACAGAAAGATAAATATAACATTCCTCTTGAGTCAAGCGGGAATGGATTATCTGGAGATCAATTAGAAGATTTTAATAGCTATAAAAGTTATGTAGAGGAATCTAACACTGCAAAAGAAGCACAGAAGAAAAGGTATGATTACTTTTTAAATAAGACTGATGAGGTCTTTAACGATGAGTTCAAAGGTTTTGAGTTCAATATCGGAGATAAGAGTATAACCTTTAAACCTGGTGATAAAGATGAGTTGAAAAGTAAACAATCTAATGTGAATAATTTCGTGGATAAGTTCATGGATAAAGAATCAGGATTGATGAATGACGCTCAGGGATATCATAGAGCTATGTCAGTAGCTATGAATCTTGACAAATTTGCTGAATTCTTTTTTAATCAAGGGATGACGGATACTATTGATAATGTTTCTAAAAAATCAAAAAACATTAATATGGATGTACGTCCCACCCCTCAGAATTTCAGTAAAGATGGATTGAAGATTAGAGCTGTAGGCGATTCGAGCAGTGGTAAAGGACTCAAAATTAGAAGTGCAAAAAAATTATAAATTAAAAAACAAAAAAAATGCCAGTAATCACCCCCCCAGGCTTTGACTTGCAACCAAGTGGTCAGCAAGTAGCCTTAGCATCAAATTACATTACTAACTTTGATTTTCTTAATCAGTATCTTCCAGATACATATGAAAAAGAATTTGAAAGATTTGGTAATAGAACAGTAGCATCATTCTTAAGAATGGTAGGTGCTGAAATGCCTTCAAACTCAGACCTTATCAAATGGGCTGAACAAGGAAGGTTACACACTAAATACACAGCATGTACAGCTCCAGGAGCTGTAGCAGCAGCTAATGATGTATTTACTATTCCAGGAGCACAAGTAAACCCAGGAGTTCCAGCATCAAGTGCTCCAGCAAATGGATTTACAGCTATTAGAGTAGGTCAAACAGTTATGATCTCTGATGAGACTGCAGGATCTGTATTAAGTAATAAAGGTATTGTAACAGCAGTAACATCAGTAGCACCATTTACAGTTTCAGTAGCATTCTATGAGGCAGCAGGTAAAGCTATGTTGCCAGCAGCTACAACAACTATATTTATTTATGGTTCTGAATTCCAAAAAGGAACTGAAGGTATGGCTGGATCTATCGAAGCTCAAGACTTTATCTTTGAAAATTCTCCAATTATCATTAAGGATACTTACGAAGTAAGTGGTTCTGACATGGCACAAATTGGATGGGTTGAGGTAACTACTGAGAATGGTGGTTCAGGATACTTATGGTACTTAAAATCTGAGCATGAAACAAGACTTCGTTTTGAAGACTATCTTGAGACTGCAATGGTTGAAGCAGTTCCAGCAGCAGCAGGTTCTGGTGCAGCAGCAATTTTACCAGGAGCTGTAGGAGGAATGGGTAATAAAGGTTCTGAAGGAGTATTCTTTGTAGTAAACAACAGAGGAAATGTTTGGAATGGAGGTAACCCAGTTGCTCTTGCAGGATTTGATAATGTAATCCAAAGATTAGATAAGCAAGGTGCTATTGAAGAAAATGTTATTTTCTGTAATAGACAATTCTCATTCGATATTGATGATATGTTAGCTGCACAAAACTCTTACGGAGCAGGTGGAACTTCATATGGTTTATTTGACAATGACGAAGAAATGGCTTTAAACTTAGGTTTCACAGGATTCCGTAGAGGTTATGATTTCTACAAGTCTGACTGGAAATACTTAAATGATCCTACAATGAGAGGTGGTTTAACAGGAGGTGCAATCAACGGACTTATGGTTCCAGCTGGTTCAACTACTGTATATGACCAAATCTTAGGTAAGAACGCTAAGAGACCATTCTTACATGTAAGATACAGAGCTTCTGAAACTGAAGATAGACGTTACAAAACTTGGATCACTGGTTCAGCTGGTGGAGCAAGAACATCTTCTTTAGATGCAATGACTGTTAATTTCTTATCTGAAAGAGCTGTATGTACTTTAGGTGCAAACAACTTCTTCTTATTTAGAGATTAATAAATAACAATAATTCGGGGAGGAGAAATCCTCCCCTTTTTTTAAATTTAATTAAATTATAATAAAATGAAAAAAGCAACAACCGCTGTTTCAAGACAGTACAGATTAAAAAGAGACGTAGCACCATTATGTTTTATGTTAGCGTCAAACCACAATAAAAGATCCTCATTACTTTATTTTGATGAAGACACTAATACCAACAGACCACTTCGTTACGCAAGGAATCAGAAAAGCCCATTTGAAGATGAGCAAGATGGAAATGCTATTTTAGAGCCTGTTGTATTTGAAGATGGATTTTTAAATGTAGATAGATCAAATCAAGTTCTTCAAGAGTTTTTATCTTATCATCCAGGAAATGGAATGATATTTGAAGAAATAGATAATAAAAAAGATGCAGCTGCAGAGTTAGAGATTGAAGAATTAATTTTAGATGCTCAACTTTTAGCAAGAGATTTAGATATCAAAATGCTGGAGACGGTATCAAGAGTTCTTATAGGATCTGCAGCAGATAAACTAAGTACAGCAGAACTTAAAAGAGATATATTAGTTTTCTCAAGAAATTATCCTGAAGAATTTATTGATGTATTAAATGATCCTGCATTACAAATGTATGATGATGTAGTTCAATTTTTTGGAGTAGGGTATCTTATTATGAAAAATCAAAATAGAGACGTGTACTTTAACTTGATAAAAAATAAAAGTAAAATGTTAACAGTACCTTATGGAGAAGACCCTACAGATATTGTTGCTTCTTACTTCCAAACAGATGATGGTGTAGAAACATATAAGCTATTATCTAATACAATGAAAAAAAAGAAATAAAAATTTCTAATTATAACTCAGAAAGAGCATCCTAATAAGGGTGCTTTTTTTTTGTTTATATTTGCACTTTATTAACCCATTAAAACCTTTTTATAAAATGGAAAAATTTATCAAAGTTACAAATGCTCCTATTACTAATGCATTAATTAGTCTTAGCGGAGTAAAATCAATCGGTACAACATCTGCAACTGCAACAACAGTTGTGATCAAGTACATGGATGGAACAGCTACTACAGTAACAACTGCAGCACAAGTTGCTCACAATGTTTATAATGCTATTGTTATTGCTCATGAAGCTGCTTTAGTTACAAGTTGGACAAGACCAATGTATTCTATTGCATTGCCTAAAGCTGTAACAAGTATTGTAAATGCTTAATTAGTTTAAGTATATCAGTAAATAAAGAGAGGTCTACAAATAAAGTGGGCCTCTTTTTTTTTATTATCTTTGTAAAAATGTTTAAATAATATGGCTGCATCAATAAACGAAGTAAGAAATACTGTATTAGCAATAGCGAATAAAAATAACTACGGATATATATCTCCTCAGGACTTTAACCTTTATGCTAAACAAGCTCAAATGGATATGTTTGAGGATTACTTTTATTCATATAATAATTGGATTAATAGAGAAAATGGAAGAACTTCAGGAACAGGATATGCAAATATAACCAAGGGGTTAGTTGAGGTAATAGATGGGTTTTC